GCATCACTGTTGCGGACATACAACAGGTCGACATGGTGGGCGGAGGAACGACATCCATTACAGGATACACCTCGGGTGTTCGTGTTAAAACCACTACAAGAAACACAACGATATTAGCTTCGGAATCAGGCAAAACTTTTATATGTACTGCCAATTCAAAATTCCAGTTACCTGCGGCAGCGGAAGGCTTAACATATACTTTCGTTACTGTTGGTTCTGCTGAAGTTGAAATTCAGGTAAACACTACTCCAGACACTATATTGCTTGCGGGTGCTGGTGATGGTGATGGATCATTAGGTAAAATTGAAACCGGTAAGAATACTACAGGGAACACAATTACACTTATCTCTGACGGTACTAACTGGTACGCTTTCCCAACAGATCTCGACGCAAGTTGGGTTGATGGTGGAGCGTGGGAAGCTTTTACTGCCGGAGAAAATGAATAGTGGTTAATGTCCTTTTAATTATAGGACTTTGGGTTACTCCTTTCATCTTAGCCCCGGGCGCGAATGACATCGCCCGGGAGCCTAAGATGGCTTGGGCTCTTGTGTTTGCTTTGGCTATTGGCTTAACCGCGATATATCAAGGAGCGCTTAAACCTTTCAAAAACAAGTGGGCTCTCGCCTTAGTAGGGTTTTGTCTTTTAAGTTTTTATTTCTCACCTAGACCAAAGTATCTCAATCTTTTTGGGGTTGATTCTGCGCGATTTTGGTCGTGGGAACCACTGTATCAAGGTATTATTTTTTTACTTTTTACAGTTGCGGTGTCGAGCATGAAATTAACACGTAAGATATTAGACCAGATAATTGCAACAATGACTTGGAGCGCGGCACTTATGTCGTTTTTAGTTATACTTCAGTTTCTAGGTTTAGATCAGTTTTTTGAACATAGGTTCGGAACGTATGGGGCTATGGCAGGAACTTTAGGAAATCCGACATTGGTAGGTCCTTTCTTATGTTTGATTTTACCACTTATGTTTTACCAGAAGCGTAGAACTTTTTCACTAATGGCTATTACCGCTATTCTTTGTACGCATTCAGACGTAGCAAGGATTGGATTAATTCTAACTATTTCTATTTATATAATGCTAAAAAATCGAAGACGTTTCATAATAGGTATTTGCGCAGGTGCAGTTATTATTCCTCTTGTTGCAGGACTGTATTTTACTCAGCCCGCTTTCAGAGAAATATGCCCGGACAACCAACGTTTCCTTACTTGGAAAAACAGTTTAGAAACTCTTACGAAACCAGTAATGGATGGGTCTAAAAAAATATATGCTGTGACAGGGATGGGTCCCGGGAGTTTTAAATATCTTTACCACTCTCAGCACGAGCAGCAGAAAAGAGAGACTTCAGCGTACGCGCATAATGACTATGTACAAACTGCGTATGAGTTGGGGATTATTGGGTTTATTTTATTTATGGGAACGATTGTTGTTATTCTACGAATGAAAGGCGGGGGTCCTGCGCATAGGGCTTTAATGGCCGGAATGGTGGGTATTCTCGGATGCGCAAGTGGTATTTTTATTCTTCAAGTGGGGACACATATTTTTTACGTACTAACAGTAATAGGATTGCTCTCTAATTCTAGTTTGATAAAGGAGACATAAAATGCCAACTATAAAAGAATTAATAGCAAAACGTGAGTCACTTAAACAACGCAAACAGCCTTGGGAATATCCTTTTGAAATTTTAGGAAAATATATCTATACAAGAAAACAGCAGTTTCAACAGACAGTATCCCCTGGAGCTTTTCTCAATGATGGGATGATAAACGATTCAACAGCTATACGTGCTAATGGGGCTATGGCTTCAGCTATTATGGGAGCCCTTTGGAAAAGCGGGAATAAAACTTTTAGACTTCGTAGACCTAGACATATAGCGGATACAAAAGCACATCAAGAATTTTATATGAGACAAAACGAAATACTCGCCGAGGCTATGGAAAGTCCTAAAGCCGGATTTGAAACAGCGTTTGATGAGTCACTTCGAGAAGAAGGAGCTTTTGGTACAAGCGGTATTGCTGAATTTAAAGGAGACTATCAAAATCCTCTTATATTTAAAAGTTGGAGTATACAGTCAGTAATGATAGCCGAAGGCCCAGATGGATTTGTTGATACTATTTATTATGATGATTCAATTCCTTTAAGAGTATTAGTTGAAGAATATGGGGAAGAAAATCTTCCATCGGATTTAAAAGAGCTGTATAAAGACGCGGCTAAACATAATGATAGGATTAAAGTTTGCATAGCTATCGAACCTCGTCCTAAAGAAAAGCGAAAAGGGAAAAGCGATAAAGGCATGGAGATAGCTTCTTATCATTTTACTTTTGAAGGTACACCCCATATACTAAGAGAAAGCGGTTACACCGAATTACCTGTTCGTATTAGTCGTTGGTATAAACTAGCAAATGAAGAGTATGGAAGAAGTCCGGGTATGGATGCTCTTCCGGCTATAATGCAGATAAATGCTCTTAAAGAAATATTTTTAATATGTGCGGAGAAAAAAGCTGAACCTCCTTTGTATGTTATGGACGACGGATCTTTAGGCGCAGGAACGATAGATACCTCTGCCCGGGGACTTTCTGTTTTTAATTCTTTTGGAAGATCTCCCGGGCAGCCCCCTATTGGCGAAGTACAAACTGTAGGGGAACTGCAAAGTCTAGCAACAATGATTGAAGCAACAAGTAATGAGATTACTCAGCATTTCTTAATAGATAAACTATATGATTTAAATAATAAATCCAGGATGACTCTTGGTGAAGCTGAAATGAGATACCAGATTAGAGGAGATGCGCTTTCTTCGATTTATGCTAGGAAGACAGCCGAGACTCTTAACCCTCTTATCACAAGATCATATAATATATTATTTGATATGGGTCTTTTAGGTATTACCGAAGAGGACGAAGCAACAGCTAATGTTTTAAGAGCCGAAGGTATTGAGCCTCTTATAATGCCTGAAGCGATTGCCCAAGCAATTTCAGAAGGTAAGAGCATATATGAGATAGACTATATATCTCCTGCGGCCCATGTAATGAGAGAGGAAGAATACCGAGGCGTAATAACAACAGGTAATAATGCTATGCAGATGGCTGCGGTGGATGAGATGTCTATATATAAGTTCAATACAGATAAGTTTCTTGAGTACACCCAAGAACTAACTGGAGCCCCATTAGATTTATTAAGATCAGACGATGAAACTAAAACAATCAGGGAAAACATAGCGAAAGCCCGGGCTGCTCAAGCTCAGGTGGAGATGCAAAAAGCTCAAGCAGGTACACTCAAAGATGTGGAATCTGCGAAAAGCATAGCGGCGGGAGGATAAAATATGGCGGAGATACAGAAAGAACATTTGCTTCGCAAGGAACAGATCGCTATAGATGAGAGTGAGAACAGAAAGAAAATGGAAGCTTTTACCAGTAAGATGCGAAGTTCTCTTGCTCTCATGTCGAAAGATAAGGCTGGACTTAATGTACTTAGATTTATATTACACGAGAGTAGATTTCTTGCTCCACTTACTCACGAAACATTCGAGGGGTTGAATAAGGATAAACTTGTACAAGGTGAAGCTAAAAGACTTATATATCTTAGTCTTAGGCAACATATGGATAAAGAAACAGTTATAAGAATAGAGTTAGAAGATAAACCAAAATAGGAGGAATAATATGTCAGAATCTCACGAAGGCGCACAAGGCGCACAAGAAGAGGGTGCACAAGGAGCAGCGGCAGCGGCAGAAGAAAAAAGTTTTATAAATGTCATACCCGAGGAGTTTAGAGATAAGCCCTGGGTAAAAGAGAATGCGTCGACTCCCGAGAATTTCTTTAAGTTCGTGGATAACCAGAATGCGTTAGTAGGGAAAAAAGGAGTTATTATCCCGGGTGAAGGGGAAGACAGAACAGCTTTTAACCTCGCTATGGGAATGCCTAAAACAGCAGATGAGTACGATTTATCTCCCGCAGAAGAACTTAAAGACATTAAGCGAGATGAACAGATGCTGGAGAGTATGAAGAAGTTATATCATGACATAGGATTGCCTAAAGACGTAGCTACTAAAGTAACGCAAGGTATTGATAAATTATTATTTGACAGAGGTAAAGAGGCGATTTTGAAATCACAAGCTGATGATAAAGCTTTTGATGAATTTAATGCGAAAGTGTTTGGGGATAATAAAGATGCCCGAGTTGCGCAGGCTCAAAAAATATTAAAAGAGGATTTACCGAAAGAAGTTATCCCGGGGCTTGATAAATTAGATGGCGAAGCCCTAACAGTGGTGGCTGTTATAGCCGATAGTCTTTATGCTAAGTATGGACAGGAAGATAGATTTAGAGGTGGAGCAGGTGCGGGTGCGGGAACTAAAGAAACACTCGAAGAACTAAGTGCACAGCAAAGATCGCTTATGGAGAATCCTGCTTTTACTAATTGGAGACACCCAGAACACGCAGGTTTAAAAGCCAAGAACGATGTAATTATGGAAAAAATGCGAAGGATTAAACCTGATTAATTTGACAAAGTAATATTTATAGTGTATATTTACAACATAAGTAGAATAAACAGGGAGGCTCGAAAGGGTTCTGTCGAAGTCTACAGACGCATCCACTTGAGGGTGAAGGAAACGTCCGGCCAAACCGGGGAGCGTTGCCGAAATTAAGGTTACGTTTTCTAACACAAATAAAACAGGAGGTTTGCCATGTCTGTAGACACAGCTCAAATTACACAATTTTCGAATCTGTTACACATAAAAGCGCAGCAGATGACTACTCGTCTTATGGGTAAATGCCCGATTAAGCCGATCACAGGAGACAATTTTGCTTATGATGGTACAGGACTTTTAGAAGCCCGTACTGTAAATGCTCGAAATCCTCTTATCAACCCAGTTAATCCAGATTACACAAGAAGGAAAATGACTCGAGACAGAGTTATTGTTGAACTTATTGTGGACAATAGAGATGTCCGTGGTATGTTTGAAGATCCAACTTCAAAACTTGTAGATGATTGTATGTTTGCAATAATGAGAAAAGCGGATAAAATAGGGATAACAGCTATGATGGCTGCTGTTCTTACAGGTAAAGATATGGACACTTCTGTTTCTTTTGCTACTGATGGAGGTCAGACAGTAGATGCAACATCAGGTTTAACTTACCTTAAAATGTTGGAAATCAATTCAAACTTCAAAAAGTACGAAGTTGGGATTGATATGCCTGAACCTATCTATATAGGCATGAGTGAACAGGAAGAAGCAACTCTACTTAACATTTCTCAGTTGACATCAGGCGATTTCTCGAGAGACTATGTTGTAGAAAAAGGTAAGATTGTTCGCGCTTTAGGTACGGAAATTATACTTTTTGGTAGTGGTGTTGACTCACCTCAACTTCCAGTTGCATCTTCAGTAAGAGATAACTTTGCATTTACACCTAAAGGTTTGATGTATGGTATGAGTAAGAACTTTACTGTTAAGGTTATACCAGATTACCCGGGTTATGTGGAATCTACATATATCCAGGTTCTCGGGGAAATTGGCGCGGTAAGAACTGATGGACAGAGAGTCCAGAAAATTCAGACTACTGCTTCCTAGTAGTTAGAGATATTACCCTCAGCACATCTTTTAGGTGTGCTGAGGTTGTAGATAAGATTGAAATATATTGAATATATAAAATATAACGGAGGTGTATGATGACGGTACGAAACGCATATGTGTTAGATACAGAAATACCCACTCAGGTTAAGGGTGGAAAAGTTATTGCTATAGTAGGGGCTTTTGAAACATTAGCCGCGGATGATGCAGGTTCTAAGTATAGGATATGTAGACTTCCGGCAAACGCAGTGCCTATTCAGATTGAAATCAATAGTGACTCTATTGCAGGATTTACAGAAGTAGATTTGGGTATCTATGATACGCTCGAACAGGGCGGAGCAGTTAAAGACATAGACGCTTTCCAAGACGGTGTGGATATGAACGGTGGATATGCTATAGGTAGTGAATTGAATGGTCTTTCCGCTATAGCTATCGCTAATCTAG